GCTTCACGGCCCTCTTGGCTCATTTGCATGTCATTCCTCCTAGTGAGTGAGGCCAATGGCGGCGAGCAGTATGCAGGCTGCCAAGAGAATAAAAATGAGGAAACCAGCCCCCCACATCATCACGCTATCCATCAACTCCTCCTGTTGCTTAGCAACTTCAAGAGCAGCGGCGCGCTGTTCTTTTTTAATTCTGGTGGTGGCGGCGACAACCTGGTCCCAAGCGACGATGCCAAACTCGCCGACAAAGTGGTTCTTCAGATCAGCCATCATTTGATCGGCTTCGGCTTTCGCAGCGTAGGCTTCCATCGCCATTTGCTCTGCGCTCTTGCCTTCCAGCAAGTTTCCACGCGGCGGCTTTGCGGCAGCGCGAGTGATAGCAGCAACGCTATCAAAGAGGGAGCCCATGTCCCCCGCCATGCCTTGTATTTCTTTGCCAACAGCTATGCCAGCCTTGATGGCCTCGTAACTGCCTTTAGCAAGAGCAAGTAGTGTAAGAGGGTCCATTTACCGACATCCCCAACGCCTTCTTGCGGCTTTACCGCGCTCACCCTTCCACTTTTTTGACCGGGCGCAGAAGCTTTTGTGACGGCCACTTTTGGGGTCTTTGGTAGGGGCTTTCAGCTTCGAACCGGTCGCCTTGTTGTACTTGCGCCGACCCTTTTCAGTGAGACCGCCCCCAGCCTTCACCGACTGCTTTTCTCCCCGCCCAACACTGAGGAACGGACCAGACATTACAGACCTTCGCCCGGCGTAAAGTAGCACTCTGACGCCGCTTCTCCGATAAAAGCGATGTACATGTTCGTGCCAGAAGTGAACTGGTAAGGAACCGTAATTACTTTGATCGTGCCAGGAACGGACACCAGCGCATACGACGGCGTACCGGCAACCGGCAAAGTCGCAGTCACGTTCGACAGGTTGCTTACCGTGAAGTATACGGGGTATCCCGTCGCACCAGTCGGTTGGTGGTTTGCAACCATGAGCTGATTGCAAGGGCTGTCCGATGTGATGGTGATGGTCTGGCTAGAGGTAGTGGCATTGGCCTTGTACGTCTTGCCTTGAGCCTGAAAAGCAATGTTATTGCCCATTAGACGCCACCCTTCTCCGGCTTGCTGACGGGAGAATTCTTGTAGTCGTCAGGACGACCACTGAAATTCCACACAGCCTGAAAACCCCCCATAGGGGCCTTGCCAGGAGTAAACGTGCCGCCGCCGTACCCATAGCCGTCGCGGGGCTTCTGGGGACGGATGGGAATGGAATGCGCCCCTAGATTGGGGTGAACCGCATCATTCGGGCTGTTCTTGTTGTTGCGATCTTTCACGGGCAGGCTCCTTCTTAGGTCCACGCGTTTCTTTGGTTAGGCTTGGGATGAACACCAGCACCGCAAACCCTCCGGCGATGTAAAGGCGCTCCATCGACGGAGCATACATGGCCCAAGCAGCGAGACCGAAAGTCATCCACAAACCCATGAGGGTCAGAAGTCGAGCTGTGACGACGGCCAAGGCCGTGCGCACGAGCGCTATAACAGAAGCATCCACGATTTGTCCCCAACGTTTGTTGCGTTGGCATTAGACATCATCCTCAGTCAGAAAGCCAGAGCCGTAGGCGTCGTCCGACATTTTCTGTTTAATCTTTTCTAAATTCATTGCACGATCTATTACCTTAAGCTTAACCTCAAGGTCTACAGACGCGTCCAACATGACCGCTTTCAGGAGATCGCTGACGGCTTTTTCGAGATCAGGATTGATGCCGCTGGTCTTCCTGCTCACTCTGATCTCCCGCTTGGCCCGCGAATAGTTAAATAACGAGGCTCTTCCGGTTTTACTTGTCGTTTGATCGTTTCGGGGACGGTCAACAATGCAGGCGTTAAGGTGCCAGGAGACTGCATGGCCGGGCTCAGAGCGCGCTGAACAGCTCGTGCTCCCCTTGATCTCAACATCCTGTTGACGCCAGGAAGCTCGGGGATTTTGCCAAGCAGAGAGTCCAAAGCGCTCTGGTCTCCAGGCTTAAGAACTCCCGCCTTTTCAGCGCGGCTGACAAGATTGATTTCGCGGCCAATGCGCCCAAGCTCATCCAAGCCCTTGGGCTGCAAAGTGCGGAATGTCTCTGGCCTATTGGACAGAAGCTCGCCCAATTGCTTCACGCTCACATCGCCCGCTTGGATGCCGCCCTTACGGGTCAAGTCTTCCAGAACAATAGTGTTGCGATACTGCGGTCTCAGGACTTTCAATTCAGCCGCAATCTTGGGATGATTACGGGCAATCGAGGCATCAAGCTTATCAACCAGCTCGTACAGATAATGAGCATCTTGTCTGGTGCTCCTGCGAGCCAAAGCCGTGATGTCATTTCTGACGCGTTGTATTTCTTCGCCCGCAATCTGGAATTGTGTGGGGCGAGCGCCTCTAGCCATCAAGCTGTCAAACCGGCTGACCAAATTGTCTGCGGTGCTTTTTACGGCGCCAACGCGGGCATTGGCGGCAATACCGGCCTCAATGTCTCTAATTTGGCGCAAAGCATCAACCGCTGGCTGATCAATTTTGAATTGATTGCCCTTATAAATCTTGTCGAATTGTTTGCCCAAGTCGTCGAACCGGCTGGCAATAAACTTCTCACTGACATCGAAGTCTTTGCCAGGACTGACTTTACCAGTAGACTCGCTTGCCAGCTTATTGGCAAGCCGCTGGTTCTCTTGCTCGTACCCAACAGCGCCTTTTGAAGAAATAGCTTCTTCCGCGCGGACTTGAGCGGGGGACAATTTGAAACCAAGCTTTTCAGCGGCCTTTGCAGCGGCTTCCCTGGTTTCGCTCGTGTAGCCCAGCAAGCTGCGGCCAACGCCTCTTGAAATACCAGGTATGGCTGGCCCTATGCCGCCAATGATTTCGCCTGCGGTCGTGTACCCAGACACGTTTTTGTTGGGTTCTTTGATGCCAATATACGACATGACATCGCCAACTTCTTTTTCGGTAGGGAGTAACGTTTCTCTACCAAGAAAGGTGCCGCGTTCTTTTGGCGAAGACCACCCCATATATTCAGGAACGGTATGCGCAAGGAAGTGCTCAGCCTCACCAGCCGACCCTAGCAATCCTTTTGTCGCGCCATACGCAAAGCCCCCCAGCTTTTCACCAAAACCAGGTTGGGATACGGGCGCGGGTCTTGAAGCACCACCTGTTATTTCAGACAGCTTCTTGGGCTTGGAAACCTCTGGAGCGCCGCCCTCTATGTCTGAAAGTTTCATTGTACTTCCTCCACATCAGGGTTAACACCATCATTTAATGCGCGGTATTTTTTGTTCCCTGCGGGAATTATGTCGCCAGCTTTGTACGACTGTCGCGAAGTGGTAGGCGGAGCAGTCCCAATTTGGCGCGCTTTAATAACGTCATCAATTGTAAAGGGTATGGCCGTGTTGATGATATTGTTTGACTCTTGAACTTGTTCAATCATCGCAGGAGTCGCGCCCTGCTTTGTTTTGAAACCGTTAGCAAGAACATTCATTTCCTGTCGAACGCGCCCAAGGAACGTGGCTACCGCAAATCCATCATCACCTGCTTTTGGAATTTGCGCTTGATATTGTTGAATGCGATATTTTGCACCAGAAGAAGCGTATCCTTCTCCAAGCGCCATAGACAGATTGGTTTCCAAACCAGTTATTAACTGTTGGAACATTCTTGTGTCGGTATCCGTTACTGTTCTGGCAAAAGTGTTTTGCAAGCTGCTAAGCAAGTTTGCACCTGATTCGCCAGTCATCCCAGCAAAAGCGCCTAACACAGTTTTGTCAGGATCGAGCAACGAAATATTGTGCACGTCAGCCGCTACCTGACCAATTGCGTTTTTAACAATATCAGCTCGGCCAGCCATCAGAGCGCTGCCGCCACTGCCTCGGCCAGACGCCGAAACAGGCTGGTAACGTTCTGGATTGGCTGTAATTTGAGCAGGCGTGGCAAACGTTGTCTGACCTGTTTGCGTATCAAGCACAGCCGTGGGCTTCGTGCTTTGTGTTTGCGACATCAACTTCTCAACCAATTGACGTGTTTGAGTGATGCCGTTTGCTTTGATTTGAGCGGCAATAACGTCTTGTCCTTGGGCAGCAGCGTCAGACGCGGCCTTAGCCGTCGCCGCGTTGAGATCAACTGACGCAAGTTTTTCGTAACGAGACAAGGAATCTTTCACTTGCTGAAGGTGAGTTTTCCAATTGTCCATTTCTTTTTCGTACTTCTTGGTCTCAAAGTCGATGCGCTCTTTATTACCCTCTTGATAGCCCTTCATGACGCCTGTCATGGCGTTCATGGCATTGACGCCGCTGGTCATGCCTTTTGAACCAATGATCAAGCCCCCGACCGTCATCAACGCAGCGAGGCCGACAAGTCCTTCTTGCGTGTCTTTTGTTACGTTAAATTTTGGAGGCGGGGCCATTAGTTCAGGTTCAGCAGCAGCATACTTTTGATGCAAGCCAGCCGCGTAGCCGCTTTCAGCTCTTGCCTTTCCGGCCAGCCCCGTCTGTTGTTGACGCAATTTGGCCCGCGCAACATCGCCTTCGGCTTCCGACTGTTGCTTATAGATCGAAGCAAGAGGGTCAGCCAAGCTTTGGTTCATAAAATTTCTAAGGATGTTGTCGCTGTTCGCGTCTTTCGGCGTAGCGTCTTCCGCAGGCGGCGAATAGGGGACGCCGCCCATTTGAGCAAACGTCGGGAGAGAAGAAGCTTGAATGTCTTCTGCCATGTTTCACCTTTAACCGAACATTTTGCCAAGCATA